ACTACATATAAATATAGCAAGTACCAAACTATTTTATGCAAGCAATGCGTGGTATTCTTTAAAATGCTTGATACGATCAGCTAAACCAATAGTACCACCATTAACACGTTTAGTAATTTGTGTAACAACTGCGTCAGTTGCACCACCATCTGCTAATTTATGTAAGCCATTTTTGCTAAAGAACCATGCTGCTGATAATAAAGCATATTTGTCTGCTACTACTGTTGGGTTAGATGCAATATCTTCGTTAATTGACTTACCGAATGCTGTGTAGTTATCTTTACCAGTTAACTGAATATAACCACGGCCACAGAATTTAGCACCATCACCAGATGCTTCAGGACCGTTACCCATTCTATTGCCATATACTTTATTAGCAATTTTTTCTGGTTTGCGAGCATATTGATTAGCTAATGCTTCATTTGGGAAATATTTTTTAAAGATACCCATTAAGCCTTTAGCACTATAGTTTAAGTTTTCTTTTGTTAGACGGAAACCACCAGACTCATGACCACATTGAGCTAAAAAGTGAGCTAAACGTAGTGGAGTGTTAATCTGGAATTTTTCCATAACACTAGGGATTTGTTCTATTACTTTGTCAGGAACGTGTCCTTTTAATTTTTCTAAATTCATATTTTAATTTTTAATTTTATCCTACTACTACTCTACCTTGAATATCTGTGTTAGGGAATCTAACTTCAAATATTGCTGGATCTAATGATGGGTATATGTTATTGTTTTTAGTTGCACCAGCAATATCATATCCATATTGAGAATATGTTGATCCTGTATTATCTTGTTTATTTATAATTTCTAATTTAACTACAGATTGAACACCTCTAATTTGTAAAAGTTTAGATTGTATGTCTGATAGAATAATTGGTTGATTAATTTGCCATTTATCTATATTAAAGTGGTCTTGTAAAGCTGATATACATAATGTTAATATATCTTTATTGGCATATCCACTTAACACAGTAATATCAAAATTAATACCAATATTAATGTAATAGGCATCCTTAATATTAATAGCATCAGTAACCATTCTATATTGATTAAGATAAGTTACTAGATTTTGTTTTAATGTTATAGGTGCTGGTGTTAATTGTTTACTATTATTATAAGATAAAATATATAAATCTAATGATAATGGGTTGTTTTGTTGTAATGTTGTAGTAGTTTGTTGTGGGTTAGAATATAGATCTTGAGAAATATAAGCTTTAGATACAACACCATATTCAGAAGGCATTGATAATGCTCTTACTATATAATCATCTTTAGTTACAGCTCTTAATTGAGTTGAAAATGAATATAAAGCATTTTGTTTAATTTCATCATTTGTGTCTCCATTTCTACCACCAGATGAAGGATTTGGATTTGTAGATACTATACTTTGTAATACATCATTACTTAAAGCACCACCACCACCAGGGAAAGTTACTCCAGATGTGTCTATAATAGTTAAATCATTAGCAGGTACATTTGATGTAATTCCACCACCAACTAAATATTTTACTGTTAAATCACCATCAGGTACTAATCCATATTCTTGAGTGAAGAAAGTACTAGCTTTATTGTAGTTATTAGTTAATAATGAAATACCAGGCACAGTACCCGTTCGGATATTGTCTGGGGTTGGTATAATTTGAGTATCACTTTTATCTATTGGTCTTACACCAGCTCCAAACTCTATTTGTAACGTACTATCAGATAAAATTCTAGAAACAAAACGTCTAGGAGTATTTTGTAATTGTAATAAATAAGGAACTTGATCTGTATTATAAGACGGATTAGCTACTGGTTTGAAAATAGATGATTGTGCTAAATAAGGAACTTCATACCATTGATTTCCACCACTACCCGTAATATTTAATATTTGTAATATGTTACTATCAGTAATAGTTGCAGTTGCAAACTTTTGATTTGAACCTACATTAATTGTAGTTTCTTTTAGTTCTGCTGATATAGCAGGAACTGATTTTTTAAATAGGTAATTATTTGAATCTATAAAAGTAATTTCAGTACTACCAGTATCTGTAAAATCTATTTGCTCGGTAGTTAAAAATTTAGTACCAGTTGAAGTAGAAGTAAGAGCAGTATTTGCTGGTATAATTAAGCCATATTGAGTATAGTTTGGAGATGTAACGGGGCCTATTGTTTGGGCAGGAACTAATTGGTAAATATCAACAATAGTATTTGATGCATATGATGCTTTAGGACGATAACCCATTACATATGCTTGTGCATATAAATTTTCTTTTTCCTTAGCATATAATAAGAAATTTTCTTGTACTTGAGTGTCTAAATAAAATGACATAACATCACCAACATATGATGACATTTCAATAAACATGTTACCTGGAGTGGCTTCAGAGAAGTCATTATATGTTGTTGGGAAATAAGTTTTAGCATACTGCTGTAGTGCAGTTTTAAAAGAGCCAAAATCTTTATTTAAATATGATATATTTTTATCTTCGTTAGCCATTATTAATTAAATTGTACTGTTACTTGGTCGGGTGTTGATGATATTATTAAAAAATAATTTACTGTTAAATCTATAGTATTAAAATCATTATTAGAAACTACTGTAATATCTGTTACGGATATTTCAGGAACAAATACTGCTATACTATTATTTAAATTTTCTTTTAAATTATCTATATTATTTTCGGTAATTCCTTCAAATAAAAATCTTCTTAAATTACACCCAAAATTTGGATTCATTACTCTTTCACCAACATCTGTTAATAATAAATTAACTAGATTAGACTTAATTTGATCTTTAGTTGTAAATGTACTTTTAAATACACCAGGACCATCAAAAGGTAGTGATACCCCAATAGCAATATTCTTCTGTAAGTCTAACGGATTTACACGTATCGTTTGAGGTATAGGCATATTAATCTAATTGTCTTAATCCTGATCTGTCCATTGGTGTCATGTTAGCAGCAGCATCAGCAATAAACGCGGCGAATGGATTTACCCTTTCACCAGTAGCTTCATCAACAGCATCAATTACTTTTAATTGTTGTTGTGGTTGTTGAAAACCAAATGCATCACCCATTTTACTACGTAGAGATGCTCTAACATCTGGGTTACCAGGCATTACATCTGCGCTACTGTAACTGAATGTTTTGTTTTCACGCAATGCTTTTTTCTCTTGTTTAGCCATGTGCTCTTCAAGAATGTATGGTAACTCTTCATGAATAGCATCGATTACTGCTTCTTTAATTAATTTTTTAAATAATTTAGTATTCATAATTATAAATATTTTATCCTTGTAAATTTCGTTGATCAATAACTATTTATTACCTTTAACTTCAAACGTTTTATTTTCTTCTGTTTTAATTTTAAATTTAAATCCTTTATATGGTGGAAATTCCTCATCAGTTATAGGAAGAAATGTATTAGATAGATCAGCAAGCTGCTGTTCATTTAGATTAGATGATTTGTCTCCTAACAATTCATTAACAGCTTTTAATCTTTCGATTAAATCGTTTAGTTTTACAATTTCATTTTCCAAAATTGTATTAGCAATGGATGCTACAACACTAATAGAAGCTATCAATACCGCTGCTCTATTTAATGATTTAACTATTCTCATAATTAAACTTACAGGAATACCAATACCAGGAGGTACAGCAGTAGGAATAGGAATAGCAGATAATACTGCAACAATTGCTGTGAATATAGCTATGTAAGTTGATATTTGAGAAATAGATTTTTGTAAATTATCTAATTTTCTAATACTACTATTAATTAAAGTAACAGCATTGTTTCTTAAATTAATTGCTATAGCTATAGTTTCAGGTGTGTTTGCTTGTTCGATATAAACATTTACTTGGTCTACTAGTTCTTCTAGTTTTGCTCTTTGAGATAAAACAGAAGCAAACTGTTTTGCTAGTTGTAAGGCAATAATTGGTGCTAAAGTTTTAGCAGCATTTTTAGCTACTTTTTTAGCTAAATCTCTTCTTGCTTTTGCTCGTTCAGCTTTATTTCTTGTTATTCTTTTTGTTTTTTTTAAATTTCTTTTATTTTTAAAAAGTTTTATTTTAGCTAAGGGATCAGCAATTATTTTTGCTAAATCTTCGTTAAGTTTTAAACTTAATGCATCTAAATTATCTAACTTTTGTTGATAAGCCTCATTTTCTTTTATAACAGCTTTATCATATTTTTCCTGAGTGATTTGTTTTTCCTTTAGTAAAACATCTAGACGTTTTAATTCTGTATTATGATCAATTCCTACTTTAATGGATAAAGTAATTGTTTCTTGTATTTGATCTTTTAAAGTTTGTGCTTTACCTGAAGCGACAGATATAACTTTTTCCTTAGCTTTATTTACTAATTGATCTCCAAAAGTCTTAATAGCAGTAGATGAAGATATTGTTTTAAGAATACTAGGAGAAATTACAGCTCCTACATTTATATTATTTGCCATTAAGCTGTAAAATTTTGTTGTGATAAAATTCCTTCTAGATTATTATTAATTCGATCTATATCGTTTAATAAACTTTCAGCAGCTGCATTAATATCCATAGCCGGAGCTCCTTCAGGACTACCAACTACAGTTGAAAGAGAAGCACCAAAACTATATAAACTATCTAATAAATTTTCTAATATAGTATTTAACTTATCGCCTAATACTAATGGTTCAGTTGGTAATTGATTATTTACAGTACCTAAAAAAATCGTATTACTACTAAGATGAACTCGTTCATCGGCATTTAAATTAATAATATTTTTAGTATTTAACTCAATATTAGTTTTAGCAAAAATCATTACTTCATCACGTTTAGAATTCAATACTACTCTATCACTATTAATAATAACTTGGGCGTTAAAGTATTTAGAAGGATCTATAGGTTTTGTAAGTGGATTTAATACTCCTGTTTTATCTGTTTGAAGTGGTATTTGTTGGGTTGATGTTAAATAAATAGATGAAGCATCTTGGTTTATTTTTTCAACATGAAATTTTTCTTTAGGGTCATAAGAAAATCCATTTGTTATTAATGTGATAGGACTATCATCATTCCCTACATTACTCCACTCATTTAAATTATTATATAATTTAGTAGTTGAACTAAATCTTAAAGCATTTCCTTGTCTACCTTGTATAATGTGATCTCCTTCAAATGATAATAAAGATTTAATATTTGGATTTTCTACAAAAGTAACACCTAAATTATCTTTATCTGAAGCTGGTTGGGCGTTTTGTTGGTTATTACCCCACAAATTAATAGTGCTAATGTAATACTTTTGAGTTGAAGTATTAGATATTTGTGTTATAGGAGATGGAAAATCTTCTAAATAAACCAATTCACCTAAAACTGGAAAATATTGAAATTGAGAATATAAAGGTTTAGCTGTTTTACAATTATTAAAAAAAGTATCTCCTATATTTCCCTCTGTGGTTTTTGCTTGTTCATAATCAAGATAAAACACAGTACCAATTCCATTAAAACCACCAACCTTTTTAAACATGGCTTCTGTTGGTGTATTTTCTGTTGTAACTACTCCATAAACCCTACCTACTTGTGCTTTTTTAGTAGATACAAAATTATTTTTACCAATGGAAGATACAACAGATGATAAATTTTCTTTTATTCTCATTTTACTTGTTCTAATTGTACTATGGGAGCCTGTTCTAATAATTTTTGTCCTTGCTCTTGAACTTCTTTTTGTTCAGCTAATAACGCTTCAATCTCACTCATATCAATTAATTCAGTACCTGAATTTGCATTAGAAGTAGCAGCACGTTGTGCGATAGCTGCCATTTTAATTAATTGTTCGTTATTCTTTACGTTAACATCAATTAAATCTTTAACGGTAGGCATTAACATTGTTGCAGAACCCGCGTTAGCTGTTGCCATTGGTTTCAATGATTTTAGTAATCTGAGGAGTTGATACGTCGGTGATTTCGCGTATATAAATGTATAATGCTTTTTTATTGAATATTTCTAGTGTTTCGCGCTTACGGAATAATTCAACGATAGCGTCTGCTGTTTGAGCATCTTGTTTTTTAGGAAATAATCTGAATAGATGAGTATCTATATACCTAATGTATTGGTCCATAAAGGTATTGCTATCAAGTATATTCTCTATATTTTTATCATTTTCATATAGATTCATTTGTTCCTCATCGCTTTCATCTACGTCAACTTTTTCTTGAAGTTTCTTATAGTTGTTTTCGTTGTATACAATAAGGTAACGTTTAGCAATAGTACCAAAATAACTAAATGCCTTACCCTTCTCAGGCTTATATAGATGAAGTTTCTCAAGCAAGAAAGTAATTACTTCATGCTTAAGTTCTTCAATAGTATCAGTATCGGTGTAGTAAAATTTGAATGTATGAATAATATTCTCGGCTAATTTGTAAAAGCCATATTCAATACGTTCATTATAAATGCGATTACGCTCAGCTGTATCAACAGTAATAAGGTACTCGACAATAGCGTCCTCAGTATCTTGAGTAAAATAGATACGGGGTTCTTTTGGTTTACGTTTACGTGGTTTACCTCGTTTAGTAAGTGCTAATGTATCATCATCAGCAAATATATCGTAATTATCGTTATATGACATAGTGATTTCCTAATTTTACTCCCAATGTATGGAAGGAAAATCACATAACCAAGCTATTTTTGAGAAGCATTGAAGTCGCTTATGATGTTTTGGATCTCTCTTAAGTTATTAAAGAATGTACCTACTTCATCATCAGATTCAAATGCACCTTGAATATCTAATTCTCTTAATTTAGCATCAGAATTAGCAACTATAATACTAATAGCATCAATATATTGACGTTGTTCAACTACAGCTTTTTCAAGCGCAGTATTACGTCTAATAAGTAAAACACCACCAACAATAGCTAGTTCAATAACATGTATAATTAATATTGTTAACCACATAATTATCTAGCGAATTGTTGTGCGAATTCATCAGGTTCTAAAGAAACCATTTCACGTGTTTTTTCAATTTGTTCTTTTAAATCTTCAACAGAATCTAAAATTTGATCTTGACCCATTCCTCTGTTTACTTGAAATTGAATTTTAGTAACAGTAGATTCTATTTGTGTCAATTTATCTAATACGTTGTTTTTGTATCTCATAATATATGTTTATATATAAATATATGTGCTTTCCCGTTCCCCAACCCCTCGCCGTTTTCCCCATTTCCCCCATTCCCTTTTTCCCAACCCGCGTAGGTGGAAGTTACGAAGGGGATTTTATACCTCCAAAGAAGAAGGGCATCTTTTTCAAGATACCCTACTTTCTATATTATTTACGAAATATTATAAACCCTTAGATTTTGTAATTTGACCAGCAATGCTTTGTAATACTTGCTTCTTTTCTTCTGGAGTTTTTGCTTTTCTCAAGTCACTGATGATTGCAGCAGCTAATGAGCCACCAACACCAAGCAAAGTAGCTAAGATTGGAGCAGCGTCAGCAAATAAACTTTCGCTTACTTCTTCATTTTCGTCTAATTTGTCTTTCTTGTCTTCGTCTTTAGCTTTTTTCTTTTCAGCTAATACGCTTTGTAATTCTTGACGAACCATTTCTTTTAATTCGTCTTTAGTCATTTTTTTCTTTTTAGATTCCATTTGAGTTATTTTTGGAGATTGTTTTAAAATAGTATTAACCGCTTCTATTTGTTTTGGTTCGTCAACAGTTACCTCAAAATATCCCTCTAACTTATTATCCACTGCTTGGTCGGTATCTAAACCTACACCTGCCTTTTCCATGCGGTTAAGGAAAGCAGCTTTATCTTCTAGTTTTATTTTAAATGTAGCCATTGTCTATAATAAATATATGGGATTGAACAAAACATATCCCCTCCTTATGTAGTCTTGTTGTTACCAACACCAATCTTTAGATACGTATATACAATTTCCTTAGCATTAAGGCATGCCACACCGCATGTAGCGACATAAAACCCACAAATGATAGTATATTAAATCCAACGATATTAATATGATAACGATGAGATTGAATTAGGATCATATGACCTAATAAAGTTAATAAGATATTAGTTAATTTCATTTGATTTATATTTTTTACCTATATTTTCAATAATATTACGCGCGGTATCAGTATCTAAAACGAAACCCTCGCGATTTGGATTGACACGAACGCCAATCTCCTCAAGATATGCGTGTATGTCTTGCTCAAGCGAACGACCATCTGGACACTTATATGTGAATACCGCGTACCAAGGTGTAATTACGCCCGTAGCTGAGTTAATCTGCTTAACTCTATCATATACTGTCGTGGTAGTAAAGCCAATCTTACATATACCTGGAATAGATGGGTTAACGAGAACGTAAATATAATGTGGGTGTTGTGGAGTATTAGTTGGATCTACCCAGGCAGCACCGTAATATGTGATTTCTTCCCATCCTGGATCATTAGGGATGGGGGTAAGGGTGTAAGCGATAGCACGGCGCATACTATAACGCATTTCGCTACTACTTAATGGACGGTATTTCTTAGCCTCATCGTGTGTTAGACGTTTCATAACTATTAACGTTTAAATTTAATTTTATTTAGTAGAAACATTGGTACCGCTAACCACGCTATTAACATTGCTGGGAATATCTTTGCTATTGCCTCTAATAGTGTAAAGTACTCGCCGTGGTCATCGCTGGCAAATTTGCTTGAGGGGTTCTTTACAAGCCATATAGTTCCGTAGATGGTTGTTGCGATCCAATAGATCATAAAGACAATAGCGAATCTTGTATATACTTTGTCGACATAAAAAATTTTGTTTAAAAGAGATTTTGCGCCTTTATAACGTTGGTGCAAAATGGGTTAAATGGAAATGCGGGTATAAATATGGGGTATATGCGTATATACGCTCGATGGGTAGATATTGTTTATCTGTTGAACATACCCGTCTTTTTTTTGCCACAACCACGCCCCGTCGATGGACCGCAATTAGCATGGGAGCACTCCGCCGTCGAAACGCTATCGGATCGCTATCAACCGCGAGCGTCCCGATACTTTAGAAGCTCGGGCGCCCGGGCACGATGCCCATTAAATCTTAATCCCCACGTCAGCCATCATGCGTTTATATTCAGCTGGCGATTCATCACCGTATCCATTATCATACACGCGATCCCAATCGATTACTTTACTATCGTCGTCACCCACACATATTTCATCTAATATGGCTTGCGCTTCGGCTTTAGATACCCAACCATTACCATCTACATCAACTATGTTTCCTACATAGTACATGTCATTCATGTTCATTAATTCGTTTACGTTCATATCGTTTAATTTTAATTATTTAATTCATCAATTCCAACAGCATAACATTCATCATCAATTACACTCATTGGTACTAGTACTGGTGATCCATCTTTAAGTATGTTTACTACTAGGTGTTTTTCACCGTCATACTTTACTTTATCTCCTACTTTAATGCTCATATCGTTTAATTTTATAACGTGAATATATGATTATTATTCAGCCCAACCACTAAATGGATCGACATACTGATGTAATTCATCTACGTTTATCTTCCACGCTGCGGTTTGTGTTTTAACTGTAGCTGTCACTTTATTCATTTTAGTTATGATACCGTACTCAGTATTTAACCACGTACGCATCCCTCTATCGTTAATGGTTCTGTTGAAGTAAACGCGATCACCTACTTTAAATGTTGCTACGTTGATTGTTACTATTTGTTTCATATTCATTATTATTATGACGTGAATATATGTGTTTATTTCTGCCCACCCCATCTCATCATGGCAACTGCTATTGTAGGTACACCTAATAAGAACCCGTAGAACGTCCATGCGTTTATAAGCTCAGGACCATCGATCGGACCATCTGACCCAGCTCCAATCACTAGTATTGCTACTGTTACTACTGCCCACATTGCTAATAATGCTGTACCTGTTTTACTTACTATTTGTTTCATATTAATTGTTTATAAAGTTATAATTATCTGATTGTCTCATAAGTTCGAGTTGGTAATTAGTATATTCAATATATTTCTTACCCTCGTTTACATCGTTCACAGCCATCATTCTGTTTTCCCCTAACACATACCACCCATCAGCTCGTTTCTCTAAACGTAATGGACCACTTAAATCGAATGTTTCACCGTCTGTAAATGTTAATTTGCTCATATCATTATTATTATGGTGTGAATATATTAATCCACTGTTAAATTCATTCATTATTTGATCCATACTAATATTATCCTGTTCACATGATTCCAAATATGTTTTAAACATATTGATTGTGTTTTTATTTGGTTTAATAGTACGATTGGTAATAATGTAGTTTAATAATTCGTTTATATTCATATCATTTAATTTTATACCGTGAATATATGATCATGGCTATGCCATGACACATTTATCTGCTTCTAACTGTTGATATGCAGCTACACACTTGGGACATCCAATGTGTTCCATACCTTCTATAGCTACCCAGTTACTAGATAACATCGGACGTCCACACATTGTTACTGGTTCACCTGATTTAGCGATGTGGGCTGTATTGCTCCATACATCACCTTTACCCCCGAACATATAATGTTCATTGTCTAATTGATACTTTTCCATACTTTAATTTTAATTGTGTAACGTGAATATACGTGACTTATTTCGCCACGTATAATGAGTTGTAATGAGCGATAATTGGTCTCATATGAGCATCTATCTTAACCGCATCAGCCTTTACCTCAT